ATACTGCTGATATTCAACAGTATGGCGCACTGCCATGATGGAAAGACCTTATCTCAAATGGGGAATTGGCGGGCGGCCATGGGGCGCAGCTTCAGCCGCTTCGCGCTTTCGACGGCCTTGTCAATGGATTCCCGGAAATTCCGGTTCTCCTTTGTCGTGCCTTTGCCGCACACGTCGCCACGGTGCTTGTCGTAGTAGGACTTGGATATGCCACAACGTTTGAGGAACTCTTCCGCCCAAAGTTTTCCACGCTCGCGCGGCCTGATGGTCTGCGAAACGGAGAACACCATGTAGCAGACGCGCAGGTTCTCTTTCGGGCGTACCGCGACAGCGCGTCCGGTGAGCTTCAGGTTCATGAAGTACGCGAAGTCGCTGCCTGACACGTGTTCAAACTGGCAATCGTTGCACACCTCGTGGATGAACAGGCACAGGGCGAGATCAACGATGTCGATACACCCGGATGTCTCTTGCAGCAGCTCTGTTCCGGTCATGGCTTGTCCTCCTGCATCTTGTTGATATCGGAAATGATACTTCCGGCGATTCCTTTCAGGCGTTCCACCAGCACATCAAGGAACATCGGCTTGAAACAGTGCACGCAAAAATACCGGTCGCGTTCCTGCATCCACTCCTTGTATAAATGGTGCGCGTGCGCATGGGCTTCGTCATACTTCGCCTTTGCCGCACTGCATTCCGCATCGAGCAGGCTGTATTCTTCCGCATCCAGAGGCAGGAAGTCCAGCCGGTTGCTCGTTGAAGAATACTCGCGCCAGAGTCCGGTGGCGGTTGCTTTCGCTTCCTCGTGGCGGTGTTCAAAAGGTTTGAGATGTTCCCCGAAAAGAGATTCAAAGTCCACCGCCTGCAACGGT